GGGCAAGCCGTGGATCGTTTTCAATCTCGTTGTCCTGCGCATCCTTGAGGCAGAACTGCACCTCGCCGACCTTCTCGGCACGCTTCGCAATAGCGCGGTTCGTGTAGAGCTCGATGCCGTTCGCTGTGAGGAAGTCGCTCGGCCCCCAGTTGAGCTTCTCATCGCGCAGTGTGCTACGGATCATACCGCCGCCGAAGGACTTACCAGTGAGTCGTGCAAAAAGTTTAGAGAAAAAAGGCATAGTCGCTTTTTTACAGCATATCACGCAGTGGCGGGCAACCGCGCGCGGTGTGCACTACGCAAACCCCACGAATGCTGGATCGGCAAAGGTCATGTATAGCGCCTCCGCAAAGTCCGGGCTGGCCCCGGTGCGCAGTTTCAGCTTCGCCTTCGGCTCCATAATCACCTGCCTGTCGCTCTGCGTTTTGTAGCGGAGCCATGTGCACTCGAGCCACTCGTCCCGCGTGTCCAGCCGGCTGTCGGGGTGCTGCAGCCATGTACGCATCGCCCAGCACGCCTCGGCCTTGGCGTTTGCAAAGGTGCCGGTATCGCGCGCCGGGGCGGCCGCATTAAAGCGGGTGCAGAAAAACTTGCGCTCGTGCAGGCGGTCGCTCACCCCGTGCCCTATGCCTATGTCGTCCACGGCCCAGTCAGTTGGGGCCACATGAAAGCGTGCGGCGTGCGCCTCGATTTCGCCCACATTGGTCATCGTGTCGGCGCTACGGTTCCACCCTACGGCACACGCGAAGCGCCCATAGCGCACGGCATGGGTGTTGCGGTCGCCACCCCCGGCTATGTCGCTCGCGCCCTTGGGCCGGTGCGGGAGCTTCGCTACATCGCCACCTGCTGCCGCGAGGTCTTTTTCTATGATGCCCTGCAGAATGTCCGGGGTGATGCCGAAATGCAGGTCGGTGCTCATCACCAGCGGGCGGTACCCGTCCCTGTCCATGGTGTCCTCGGCGGGGAACTCGCAGGCATAGAGCACATCAAACAGCGGTTTGCCCCGGCTTTCCTCGATGAACTCCGGCGTATAGCGCCCCTCGGCTAAGGCCCGCACATAGTCAATGAAAATACGCAGGTAGCGCGTGCTATTCCAAGTTTTATGAAAATGGCTATAGGGCGGCATGGAGTAAAACGGGTTGCCGATCTTGCAGTAGAACCCCTCTGGCCCCTGCCCGGCGATCATGCGGAATATGGTCGCCTCGGTGTCGTCCTGTATGAGCCCGAACTCGTCGCCGATGACTATTTTAGCGCCCTCACCCATAGCCGCCTCGATACTCGCCTTCGCATTTTTCTGCTGGGCGCTGATCACATAGATACCCCCGCCATTGTTGAGCATGATGCGCTCCTTGCTCTCCTCCTGCCGCAGCCGCTCCAGCCGGGTATTTTTCTCGAGCTTGCCGTAGAACACTGGGCTATCGCCTAGGTGGTCGATGAAGTAGCGCATGATGATTTTCGCCTTCGCATCGCTCGGCGCCACGATCGCAACCCGTATGCCCTGCACGCAGGCGATGATGATGCAGGCGAGCGCGACCCATAGCGACTTGCCGTACTGCGTGCTGCACAGTATCTCCACGCGCGTAGCCGGGCGAAATATGAGCGCCCAGAAAATAGTGAGCTGGCCCTCGGTAATGGCCTCATCACCACGGAGCTGGCCGATACGAAACTTGCTCGCGAGGTGGAGCAGTGGTGCCCGCGCGAGGTCGGGTATTTTAGGCAGCGCTGGCTTCGGCTCCAGTAGGAAGGCCTGCATCTGCAGCGGGCTCAGCACTGGCTGGGGCTGTGGCGCCTGTAGGGCCGGTTTCGCCGGCTCCGGCTGCTGTCGGTGCCCCTGCCGCTGGAGCTCCTGTAGGGCCTGTCGGCGCTGGGCTCGGCTCATCGGCTGTCGCTGGTTTTGTGGTTGCTGTTCGGACATCTTTGATTAGTTGGTCTAGCTTGGCTGTCTCACTCAGTATATCCGCACCGTTTGGCCCCGCGATCTCGGAGCGTGTGCTGAACTCGTCTTTTTTCTTTCGCTCCGCATACCATGTGGCCATACTGCTGCTATGCGGTATCGCCTCCACGATGCGCTTGCGCGCCGCGAGCATAGGGTACTGCTTGCACCCTGCTTTTACACGGGGAAAGTCCTCGTGAAGCTCGCGGAAGTAGCGAAGCTGATCGAGCGAAATACCTGCGTAGGCGCACGCCTCCTCATCTGTGCAGTCGATTTTGTACGCCTGAAGGAGATTGCGCACTTTTGCCGAATCGAGCCACCAGCCATTCGCACTGTTCAAAACGGCGAAGTCGCCATAGAGCGTGTCCTTGAGGGTGTATGCAATCGGATCGTCCTTGCCGGTCTGCCGTTCCTGCACTATTACCTCCGGCACGGGCACTGGTGGGGCAACCTCGTTGTCTTTTAGCTCCGCGAGTGGCGCGCTCGGCTGTGCTGGTACTTTCACTGGATCACTCATGGGACTGAGCAAGCGCGTGCATCGCGGCCCTGTAAGCCACGCCCCCGACCGCTCCGTAGAAAATCATTGCCGTGACTATAATGTCGAGTACCCGTTCCGCGCCACTTTGCGCCGTCATGTTCCACCCGAAGTACGCTGTCTCAAGAAGCCATAGCACTACGCCGGCCCATAAAACTAGGTTGTATGTATTTTCATTCATGTGCGTGAAGGTCGGTACTGCCCCGCCGTCTGCAAGCTGGAAGCTCGCCGTGCTACTTTTGCACCACTCACGCTTGCTGGGTACGCGAACTCTCGCGGCCCCGAGTGAGCATCATACGCTTGGTATGTGCCTGCTCGCAGTATACAACGCCGTAGAAACAGTAAGCCCGCAGGATCGACCCCGCGGGGGATACTGCTGTGCCGGGAGGTCGTGGGTTCGCCTGCCCGAAAATCAGCGGGTGTGCGGCCGCACTACACCGCATATTTTTAGCATATCAAATACCCGCGGGCTGGTCGCTGTGTATAACCTTTCGCTCCACTACTACGACCGTATCGTTTTTGCTACCCCCATGGGCCACGAGCATGATCTCCACTATTTCAAACCCCCTGCGCTTGCCGAATCCGTTGCTGTTCCACCCGAAGCTTATTGCAACCCCCCCCGGCTGGATCAGATCGCAAAAAGCACTTTTCGCCCTCTCGTAAAAAGCTATGCTGGTATCTAGTGCTGTTGCCTTTCTGCCCAGTGCCTTATAGTGCTCGCTGATCTGCCGGAATGAGTACGGCGGATCGTATAGTATGCCCGAAAACCTACTGCTCGACTTTTTAAGCATGGCCGCGAAGTCTAGCGCGTGCATGTGCTCCTTTGCCGGTGATGCGGGGTCTAGGTCGTTGGTATAGTACGCGGGACTGTTATAGCCAGCATACGGATCTATCCAGTTCTCGCCACCCTCCGGTACATACCGCCTAAGCAGTGAGGCGATCGGCCCGATCTTGAATGTCCACGCATTCGGCATGGCCCATACACGCGAAAAAGTGATGTTCTTGTCCTCCTGCCGGCCGGTATAGACAGTCCCCACACGAACGCGCGCCGGTGCCGAGTCACTCATACTCGGGCAGCTCCCATAGGTGGAGCGTGTACTGATGCACATTCACGAACTCGGCCTTGGGTGGGAATATCTGCGCCATATAGGGCACAGCAGGCGCGAGCGTATAGCGTGCCTCCTTCAGCTCCTCGTAGGTCGGTAGCCGGCTAGCGTGCGAGATTGAAATATGTACGCGGCCGTCCTCCTTGGCCACCAGCGCAGTGCACTCGCCGATTTGGTGCATTTTCGCCTGTACTCCGAGGCGTCGCAGCAGCTTAAGAACGGCATTCATACCATCCGTCCCTGCATACGATCCGCGCGAATATCGTGCGCTAGCTTGTCGCTACCCTGCATCATCCGCGCATAGCGCCGGATCACCGCCTCGCACTCCTGCCGGGTCATAAACTCCGCGAAAATGTGGCGCCCTATAGGCGTGGTGAGTATGCGCCGATCGCCGTCCAGCTCCATGTGGTACTGCGCCATGAGTGTGGCTAGGCCCCCGGCTGCACGGTCTAGTGCATTGTGGCGGTGGCTCATACCGAGAGGGGCTGCGTAGCAACAGGCGCGACACTTTTGCCGTGATGCTCCTCGCATTCCCTCACATGCCGGGCAGTGCTGCTGTCAAACCCAA